ATGGTTGCAGTAAGCAACGTAATTAGACTATGGTATAAATCAAGCGGAAACAGCGCAGCAGGTATTGCATCTGGTACTTGGGTACAAGTTGGTAGCGAAGAATGGAAACTAAGCTGGCCAATGGTATCTTCAACTGCAAACGGTGTTGGACTAGCACAAAACCAACAGTTTGAAATTGGACTAACAGATAGTGCAAATATTACAGTTACATTAACAGGTGCTAACGATAGTCTAGCAGATATGGTTACTGATATTAACACAGCAGCTAACCCAAGCGGTATTTACGCAACATTAGAAGCAGGTGTAGTTCATCTTTACTCAGATGGTTTACACGATGACTTTACACTAGCTGACGGAACAGGTACACCACTACAGTGGGCAGGTATTGCAGCTGGTACATACATGGCACCAGATTTAACAATAGACAAGCACACACAAGTACCGAGTTTCAAAAGAGCAGATAACACAGGTACAATCAACGGCAGACCAACTGGTAGTATGTGGGTTAAAACAACTGAACCAAATGCAGGCGCACGTTGGAGAGTTAAAGCATGGAATGCAACTACAGAAACATGGGATAGCTACGATGCTCCACTAGCATCTGATAATCAAGCAGCTCTTGCAGCACTTGATGCATCAGGTGGCGGTGCAAACCTAGCACAAGGTGCTGTATATGTTGAAACAAATCTAGACAACATTTCAGATTATCCGGTAGCAGATTTCCAACTGTATTCAAGAGCATTAACAGGTGCAACAGATGTAACCAGTGCTAAAGTTGAAGCAGGTACTGTTGCAGGAGGTACATACACATTGTTTGTACAAGAAACACTAAAAGGCAATGCAAACTTAACTTCAGCAGTAACAATAAGTGTTGTAGCAACAGGCGCAGCAACAGATGCAGACGTGATTGCAAATGCAATTAACGCAGCAGGACTTACAAATGTTGTAGCAAGTGTTGACAGCGGCAACAGAGTAAAAATATCACACAGAATTGGCGGTGATATTGTTGTTGTAGATGCAGGTGGATTGCTAAACGCTATTGGTATAACAGCAAGTGGTGGTACACCAACTGCAAACTTCTATGCAGAAGGTGGAGACCAGTACAGAATTTCAAACTGGAAGCCATTGGTTTACACAGCAAGCGATGATGCACCTACTGCTATTGCAGCTAACGGAGCACTATGGTACAGCAGTATCATTGACGAAGTTGATATTATGGTACACAACGGCACAACATGGGTTGGATATCAAGATGCAACTGCACCATACTATGCAAACGGTACAGACCCAGCAGGTCCTATTGTAAGTGCAAGTGAGCCTACTGAACAATCAGATACTTCGCCGCTTGTAACAGGTGATATTTGGATTAGCACAGCTGATTTAGAAAACTATCCTCGTGTATATGTATACAATGCAATCCTAGCAGCAGCAGGAAGCAATCCTTGGGTAGAAGTTGATACTACAGATCAAACAACTGAAAATGGTATGTTGTTTGCAGATGCACGTTATAATACAAGCGGTGCTAACAGCGACGAAGCAGGTGATATTACAGATCTACTAGTAAGCAATTATCTAGATCCAGATGCACCAGATCCAGCACTATATCCAAAAGGTATGCTACTATGGAACCTACGTAGAAGCGGATTTAACGTAAAACGTTTTGAACGTAACTATATTGATGTAAATGGTGATAACCCACGTATGGGCGATGCAAGTATGTCAAGTTACTATCCACACCGTTGGGTAACTGAATCAGCTAACGAAGCAGATGGCTCGGGTAGCTTTGGACGTAAAGCACAGCGTAAAGTTGTTGTACAAGCACTACAATCATTGATGAACAGTAACGAAGATATTCGTGACAACGAAACAAGATTGTTTAACTTGATTGCAACTCCAGGTTATCCAGAACTAATTGGTGAAATGGTAACACTAAACTATGACAGAGGCTTAACAGCATTTGTTGTAGGTGATACACCATTTAGACTACCAAGTGATGCAACATCATTGCTGAACTACACAACTAACCAAGAACTTGCAGTTGAAGACAACGACGATGGATTGGTTACAAGTGACGAATACTTGGGCGTTTACTATCCAAGTGGTTTCACAAGTGATAATGCAGGAAACAACATTGTTGTTCCACCAAGCCACATGGTACTACGTACTATTGCATTAAATGACCAAGTTGCATATCCATGGTTTGCACCAGCAGGTACAAGACGTGGTGGCGTAACCAACGCTACAGCAACAGGTTATATCAACAGTGAAGGCGAATTTACAAGCATTGCACTTAATGAAGGTCAAAGAGACACACTTTATGCAAACAATGTTAACCCAATCACATTCCTAACAGGAGCAGGTATAACAGTGTTTGGTCAAAAGACTCGTGCAAGAAATGCAAGTGCGCTAGACAGAGTAAACGTAGCAAGACTAGTTGTGTATCTACGCAGCCAGCTAAACAGCCTAGCAAAACCATACTTGTTTGAACCAAATGATAAAATCACACGTGATGAAATCAAACAGCAAGTTGAGAGCTTGATGGTTGAACTAGTTGGACTAAGAGCACTTTATGACTTCCTAGTTGTATGTGATGAAACAAACAACACACCAGCTAGAATTGATAGAAATGAGTTGTATGTAGATATTGCAATTGAACCAGTAAAAGCAGTAGAATTTATTTACATTCCGCTACGCTTGAAAAACACAGGAGAGATAGCAGGTCTATAAAAATTGGGGTCGACAAAAGTCGGCCCTAATTAGATAAATACTTGTGTATTAAGGAGAAACAAATAGATGGCAATCTCAACTCTACTAAATTTAACAGTTCCATTAGCAAACGATAGCAGCTCAAGCTCACAAGGTTTGCTAATGCCGAAACTACAATATCGTTTCCGTGTAACACTAGAAAACTTTGGTGTGTCAAAAGAAACACAAGAACTAACAAAGCAGGTTATTGATGCAGCAAGACCAACAGTGTCTTTTGATCCAATTGAATTACCAGTATATAACTCAAAAGTATACCTAGCAGGTAAACACACTTGGAACACTGTAACACTTACATTACGTGATGATGTAAACGGTAGTGTACAAAAAATGGTTGGTGAACAGCTACAGAAGCAATTCGACTTCTTTGAGCAAGCAAGTGCTGCATCTGGTATTGATTACAAGTTCGTAGAACGTATTGAAATACTAGACGGTGGTAACGGTACAAACACACCAGGTGTATTAGAAACTTGGGAACTATACGGTTGTATGCTAACAAACGTAGAATATGGCGCACTAGCGTATGCAAACAACGATGCTGCAACAGTATCGCTAACAATGCAGTATGATAACGCTGTACAGTTAGGTGTTGGTGTAGGCATCAACGGCGTAAAACAAAAACGTTCAACCAGCAACGCAGGTACAACAGCAACTGGTTAATAATAACTAAGATTGCCATTAACATAAAGGAGCCTCGGGCTCCTTTTTTGTTTATATACGCACTTAATACCTAGAGATAAATACTATATGTCAAAGTTTAGTGGATTTTTCGATAATAACAGTAGAGCCGGTACACTGGCAGACTTCGCACATGCTGATGCATTATACATCCGCAATAATATGCGTTTGGCTCCAAAAACCAAATTTTTATATCATGTAGTGTTTGATGTTAATCAAAAAGCACTTGCTTCACTAGGAATAACAGTACAAAATTTACTAAACAAACGTGAATTTAATTTACTAGTTGATAGTGTTGATATGCCAAGATTCAACGCAGAAGTTGAAGAAAAGAATCAGTACAATAGAAAAAAACTAGTACAAACTAGAATTAGATATGAACCAATACAAATGTCATTCCATGATGATATGGCAGGATTAACAACACTACTTTGGGAAGCATATTTTAGATACTATTCACAAGATCCAAATTACGCACAAAAGAACAGTAGTGGACAGCCTGATACATCTGTGCCTAGATCTTATATTAATAATATGTACAAAGGTGAAGATGTAAACAGTTATAGATATGGTTTAGACAATAACAGAAAAACCAATGTTCCATTTTTTAACAGCATTACAGTAAACCATTTGTATTCAAATGATGCTAGACCTGAATTTACTAGTTTTACTTTAGTAAATCCTATGATTACTAATTGGAATCACGATTCATTGAATCAAGCTGAAAACAGTTTTACAAAAAACAATATGCGTTTGAGTTACGAGAATGTTTTGTATGGCAGAGGAAGAACAGGTGTAGACGAGCCGGCTGGTTTTGCAGATCCTTCGCATTACGATTTATCTGTTGGTGTATTAAACACAAACGGAGTAATAGGAGATCTGTTTACAATTGGTGGACTTATAAATGGTGTTAGCACAGTATTTAATGATATTAGAAATAACGAAGTAGATTTGAATACTATTTTAACAGGTATAATTACATTACAAAATTTACAAAATTTGAAAACAACTACTACGTCTCCAAATTTAGTTGAACTAAACACTGTACAACAAACAGGATTTGTATTGCCTAGAACACAAAATACAAATGAAATAATTCCAACCAAACAGGTAGTGACACGATGAGCAGTATAACAGATTCAAGTATAAGACAACCTACTGATAGTGCAGGCGAAGTTAAAGAATTTTTTGACAAATACTTTAGTAAAAAAATATCTGTAACTAGTAACCAAGTTGACAGTGTGGTTGGTTTTTTCCAAAAAAGAGGCTTTGACAAAAATAGTGCCACAGCTATAGCAAGTGTACTGTTACAACAAGCAAAGATAGATAATGTAAACGTTTACAAACTACTAGATACTTTAGGAGGACTAAACGAAGTATCTATAAGCAAGTTGGTTGCTACTATTCTAAACACCAATAGAAGTAAAATGAGTGCAATAGGATTTTCAGTAGAGTCAACACAAGAGACTAGCGAAAAGAGAAATATTGTATACTAATGGCACATTTTGCTCAAGGAAAATACACATGCAAAAACCCTGAAAAATATATAGGTGGTCGCACTCCTACATATAGATCAAGTTGGGAATTTGCATTTATGCGTTTTTGTGATCTCAATGAAAATGTAACAAAATGGGCAAGTGAAGCAATACGTATACCATATAGAAATCCACTAAGTGGTAAAATGACAATATATGTTCCGGATTTTTTTGTTGCATATACAGATAAAAATGGCAAAGAAAAAGTAGAACTAGTAGAAGTAAAACCGTTTAGTCAATCTGATATAAACAGATTAGGAAACAGCAATACAAATAAATTACACTATGTAGTAAATCAAGCAAAATGGTCAGCAGCTAGAGCATGGTGTAAACAAAAAGGCATTGTATTCCGTGTTGTAAACGAACAAGATATTTTCCATCAGGGAAAGCGTAGATAAATAATAGTAGCATATAACGGAACACTACTATGACAAAAAAACTAGAAGAAATGCTCAACTTACCTGACAACAAAGATATTGTCAAGGAAGATAAAAAGAAAAAAGCACAAATAGTTGAAACTGAAGATACTTTCAGAGATATTAGCGAATTGGATAAAATATCTAGTGCATTGCCTGCTGTAAAAGGTTTAGGTGAAATGGCAGATAATGAACTTAACGATGTTGCTGATAAAGCCATGCAAGCCTATGACGATTTAATGGATTTAGGTATGAATGTTGAAAGTCGGTATAGCGGCAGAGTATTCGAAGTAGCAGGTACTATGTTAAAAACTAGTTTAGATGCAAAAGTTGCTAAGATTGATAAAAAATTAAAAATGATTGATTTGCAATTGAAAAAAGAAAAATTAGACAAAGATAGCGGCAATCCATCTGGTATAGTAGACGGGGAAGGTTATGTTGTAACAGATAGAAACAGTCTGTTAGAACGTCTAAAAGGCCTAGATAAAGATAAATAATACTATAAACAGGATCCTATAACTATGAAAACATTTGCTGAATATTTAACAGAGTCAAAAAAGACTTACGAATTCAAAGTTGGTGTCGCTGGAGAAATTCCAGAAGGTTTTGCTGACAGAATGGAAACATCATTGAAAAAATATGGTGTACTTAAAATGTCTGCAGGAAAGAGTACACCTATACAAGAACGTCCACTAGACTTTCCACAATTGAGTAATACAAACGTAACATATTACGAAGTTGAATTATCATATCCAACTACAGTACAAGTATTACAAGAATACATCGGACAATGCTGTGATGTATCACAAAGCAATATTATAGTTAGAAATCCAAACGAACCGCAAGAACAATATCAGCAAGAAAAAGAATCAGGTGAATATGTTGCCAAGCTAACTGTAGAAGATATGGGGCAAGCAGAAGGCGATCCACAATCAAGTGTAGCCGGTGGTAGAGTTATGGATCTGTTGAAAGAATTAGAAACAGCTCGCAAAGAGCGTGAAACCGATTATGTTGGTGAAGCGCCTGTTGGAGACAGCAAAGACATTGGCGATGCTCAAAACAATAAGGCGGTATTATCATGAAAATAAATGAAGTAACATTAGGTGAAGCATTTCCAACTGAACTAACACCAGGATCAGAACAGCGTGACGGGTACACTAGTTTTTTAGGTTCAGATGGTTATAACTATTTTGTAGCAAACGAGCCAAATGAAGATGGAAATTTTTATTACTATAGATCAGTAGTTCGTGGCGGTAATAGAATGCGTTTGAAATCGTATGAAGTTCCTTCAGCAATGCAACAAGCAGTTAGACAAGCAATGGGTCAAAATGCTAGTCCAGCAGGCAGTGTTCCTCCAAGACCAAACGGTGGCCATGCACGTAGAATTTGGGACCAACGTTATGGTGAAACACATAACCCAGATGGTACACCAAAAGATCCTGATGCAACAGATCCACGAGGCGATCAGACAGCGCCACCTCCGAGAGCAGAAACACCACCTG